TTTTGAACGATGCGGTTTACAAGATCGTACTGGGTACCAACTTAGAACCGCTCGTCGTTCTCTTAATCTTCTTTTAGCTGAATGGTCTAATAGAGGACTTAATCTTTGGACAATACAAAAACAAACAGCAGCATTAGCTGCAAACACTATTGAATTAAGTGGTACATCTTTATTTGGTACAGCAGCAAGTGATGCTTCTCAAATTGTAGAAATAACGGACTTAGTTATTAGAGATTCTAATAATAATGAATACTCGTGTTCTCCTATTAGCAGATCAACGTATTTAAATTACACAGTAAAAACTTCTGGTGGAAGACCTACACAATATTATTTTGAAAAAACAATAAACCCTAAATTGTATTTATATCCAGCAGCAGATGCAGCTTATACAGTGGTGTATTATGCTATGTTAAGAATGAAAGATTCTGGAGCTTATACAAATAACAATGAAATACCTTTTTCTTTTTTACCTTGTTTAACTGCAGGGCTTGCCTATTATATAGCTATGAAATACGCTCCTGATAGAATTACAATACTAAAACAAGTATACGAAGAAGAATTCAAAAGAGCAGCTGATACAAACAGAGAAAATGTTAGCTCTCGTTTTGTTCCTAAAATAGGTTTAGTAGGAGGATCTTATTAATGGGACGTTATTCATCAGGAAAATTTGCGTTAAGAATATCTGACCGCGATGGACAAGCATATCCTTATAATGAAATGGTACAAGAATGGACAGGTGCGTGGGTACATCAATCAGAATTTGAACCTAAATCACCTTTATTAAATCCAACAAATCATCCAACTGATGCTCAATCTTTACGACATGCAAAACCTCAAGTAATTAGTGTTACTATACCTCTCGGTGGTATTTACATAAACGATGAACCTACCTCAACTACTATGAGTCAAGGTGGATCTAATGGTGTTTCTCCTGCAATAGGTGCTAACGGTTTTCAAACAGTTATGCAAACCATACAACAGTTTAATCCTATCCCTGCACCAGGTGCTTTAGAAACAGTACAAGTAAGAACCATGCAACCTTTAAATGGTAGTTCACAAGCTAATCAAGATACTATAATGAACACACAATTAGGTACAGCAACGGTGGTAATATCATGACAACTTATTCAGACTTAGTAGATCAAATAAGAACTTATACAGAAACATCTAGTGATGTTCTTACAACCACCGTAGTTAATGACTTTATTTCTCAAGCCGAACTTCGTATATTTAGAGAAGTAGATTTAGATTGTTTTAGATCTTATCAATTTACTACATTAAGTGTAGGAAACGAATTTATTGTATTACCAGGAGCTACTCCGAGTACCATGTCATTTGTTCGTACCGCATCTATATATCCAACTACAGGAACAGATGCTAATGTTAGAAGTTATTTATTACAAAAAGATATTAGTTATATGACTGAATATTGGCCAAACAGAACATCTCAAGGTAAACCAAGATATTATGCTATGTGGGATCAAAACACATTATATGTTGCTCCAACTCCCGATGTAGCATATAATATAGA